CGTAGCAGGGCAATTTGAAACTGACCCTAATTGGGGAAGGGTAAACAAAGAATCAGTCGCATACCTCGAATATGACCCCGTATCGATAGCTGGAACACCTGTTGGCTCACCTCAACGGGCAATGCCGCCACAATCTAGCCCTGCGATCATGCAAGCAATTCAGTTAGCTGAAAATGACATTATGCAAAGTATGGGGATTTACCAACCAACGCTAGGCGCTCAGTCTAACGAAACGTCTGGTAGAGCCTTGTTATTAAGGCAAAAACAGGCTGACATTAATACATTCCATTATCAGGACAACTTATCACGTTCAGTCCGTCAAATTGGACGTGTCGTGTTGGATATGATTCCTAAAGTCTATGATCGTCCTAGAGTTGCGCGTATTTTAGGTGAAGATGGATCGCCACGAACGGTTCAACTTAACCCTAACATTCAAACACCGTCAGCTAATACTGAAAATAGTGCTATCGATTCAATATTTAACCCAACTATTGGACGTTATGACGTGGTTTGCGATGCTGGCCCGTCTTACGCAACTAAACGCGATGAAGCTGCCACAATGATGTTGACTTTAACCCAAGCAAATCCAGCGCTATTTAATATCATTGGCGATTTGATGTTGAAAAACATGGATTGGCCTGGTGCTGAAGAAATTAGTAAACGTTTGCAAGCAATGTTACCTCCACAATTGCAAGCTCAAGCTAAGAGCGGGGATAAAATTAGCCCTGAAGTTTTACAAGCGCAACAAATGATGGATCAATTAGCAGGGCAAATGGAACACATGGGTCAAGAAATAGCCCAACTCCGTGACCAACGCTCGATTGAACTTCAAAAACAAGAACGCGAATGGTTTGAAGCCCAAACTAAACGCATGGATGTGGAAGGTAAAATTATGATGACTGATAGCCAATTACAGGCTGCGGTTAGAGAGAATTTAACATTAATGATGGGGATGGGAACTCAAGAATTAGTAGAAAATAATGCAGAATTTGAACGATTAGAAATGCAAGCAATGGAACCTCCCATGCAGCCTCAAGGTCAAGCACCACAAGGTCAAGCACCACAAGGTCAACCTATGCGACCAGGTGCTATGCGGAAGGAACCAGATATTGCAGCATTAACAAGCGAAGCTAAACCAGGAGAATCTATATGAGCGATGAAGTTGAAATTGAAAGTCCAGTAGAGGTTCAAGAAGTTGAATCTGAAGTTGAATCAGAAGGTAATCAGGAGGAAGTAGACTTAATTGACGAATCTGCCGAAAAAGACCCTTGGTATAAAAAACGGATTGATGAACTGACTAAAGATAAGCATGATGCCAGAAGGCAAGCTGAACGCTTAGAACAAATGCTTGAAAAACAAGAGCAAATCCTTAGACAGTATTCACCTAAACAAGATCAAGCGCCCTCATTAGCACCGCCTGAGCCATCGCAATTTGCAGGCGGTCAATACGATCCTCGGTATATGGACGCGATGATGCAATATACCCGTGAATCTGCGGTTATGGAGGCTAAACAAGCGGTTGCACAGGAATATGAGCAAAGAGCAAGAGTGCAAACACAGCAAGTTGCACAAGCGAAATTAGAAACTGCGGAAGCCGCAGCTCGTGTTAGATATGTGGATTATGATTCAATTATTGAAAGAATCACTTCCGATCCGATATTGGCTCAAAACCAGACTATTAGAGAAGCTATATTAGGAATGGAAAATGGCCCTGATATAGCCTATCAATTAGGCCGTAATCTTGATGTAGCGTATGAAATATCTAATATGTCACCTATACAAGCTGGAATGAGGTTAGCGTCAATTATAAGACAAGACGCTAAATCAAGCGCAGCACCTAAACCAATACGACCGATTAACGGCACTGGGGGTACAAACAACGTTAAATCCTATTCTGAAATGTCTACTTCAGAATATATAGCTGCGCGTAATGCTGAAGATAGAGCAAAATTAATAGCCCGCATAAAACGATAACCCCACTCACCGCCAATAAAACTTATTGGCGGTATTTTTTATGTACATCTTAAATAGTTTATGGTATATAATATCCCCACGTCTATTTAAGCTTTTGCCTGCTTAGATAGTTAGGCAACCTCAGTACAGATAATTCGAGGGATTGGCTCCCATCTGGAATAAAATCAGGCTAAACACCTTTTTCTTTTCATTTGGAGTATATAAATGGCTAATCAGCTGCTTACCATAAGCATGATTACAAACGAAGCATTGCGGGTCTTGACCAACAGCTTAGTTTTTACTCGTGCAATCAGTCGTCAATATGATGACAAATTCGCTATTGAAGGCGCAAAAATCGGCACTACCATTAACTTGAGAAAACCTCCTCGTTATGTTGGTAGAACTGGCCCTGCACTTCAAATTGAATCATCTGTTGAAACTTACGTTCCATTGACTCTAAACACTCAGTTTGGTGTTGATATGGCGTTTACAACTCAAGATTTGAGCTTAAACATTTCTGACTTCTCAGACAGATTTATCAAACCAGCTATTGCGGCAATTGCTAACAAGATCGATTATGATGGTCTACAACAATTCCTAAACGTATATAATATGGTTGGTACTCCTGGTCAATTGTCCGGTACACCAACTCAAGCTCAGTCTTTAGCTACAATCTTAGCTGCTCGTGCTAGATTGAACCAAGAAGCTGCGCCTGTTGATGAACTCCGTCACATTGTTGTCGATCCTACTATTGATGTTGGTCTAGTTTCTGGTTTGACTAACTTGTTCAACCCACAAGGTGTTATTTCTGAAATATTCAAGAAAGGCGCAATGGGCGACAGCACTTTAGGCTTCAACTTTGCAATGGATCAAAACGTAGGTAACTTTACTTCAGGAACTTTCATTGTTGGTACTGATACAATTGCTGTAGCTGCACAAGCTGGCGGCGCTGTTCAAACTAACGCTGCAACAACTTTTGGTTTAACTGCTACTATTTCAAACGGTAAAACATTAACTCAAGGTACTGTTTTCACAATACCTGGCGTTTATGCTGTGAACCCACAAAACCGTCAATCAACTGGTACACTACGTAATTTCGTAGTAACTGCGTTGACTACTGGTACTGGTTCTTCACAAACTGTTCAAGTATCACCAACACCTGTCTTTAGTGGTCAATTCCAAAACGTAACTAGCACAGGTGGTACTATTGCTTCTGGCAATGCTACTGTAATTTCTGGTTCTGCTGGTGCAAGTTATGCTAATGCTATCGCTTTCCATCGCGATGCTTTTGCTCTTGGAACTGCTGATCTGTTATTGCCACAAGGTGTTGATATGGCTGGACGTGCGTCTGCTGATGGTATGTCAATTCGTTTGGTTCGCCAATACGATATTAACTCTGACCAATTGCCGACTCGTCTTGATGTTCTTTATGGTTTCAGCACAGTTTATCCTGAGCTGGCTTGCCGTATCACAGGTTAATAGGAGTTTAAAATGAGTAATCCCGGCCCTAATGTAGTTGCAGTTACGTCAATACGTGCTACAGCTATTGTATCGTTAGCAGTAACGCCTGTTGCGGTTTTAACTATCACAACTGCTGAGCAAGATTTTACTCTTGCTGGCGTTGCGGTAGGTGATTTTGTATCCGTATCAACTACAGCAGCTCAAACTGCTGGTGTTGCTATAGCTGGTGCAAGAGTAAAATCTGCTAACACTATCAGTATCACTTATGTAAATCCAACTGCGGCATCTAAAACGCCTGCTGCGGATACATATTTAGTTCAAATTGTCCGTTCTTATCCTGTTGTTACTGACTTCATGTCAACTTCACCAAGTAACTACGGCGCAATTCCAGCTAATAACCCATAGTAAGTTGAAGGTGGGGGGGTAAAATCCTCCACCTTTTCCTTTAAGGTGAAATATGGCAATCGATTATCCATGCTCGATGCACAAAGACTCATACGCCAATTCAACAATTGCCGTTGATGAGCAAGAATATAAAGCTTTATCCAAGGACGGATGGCTTACTTCCCAAGAATGGGATGACCAGGGTAAAGCCCCTAAAAAACGTATTAGAAATATCCCATTTGAGGAATAACGAATGTCTAGCCTAGCGAATCAGCAACAAAATCTATCCTTCCCAGGCTTATTGCAGGTTCCTGGCGGCATTACTTCAACACTTCAACAAGTTCAAGATGGCGATGGAAATGTTACAGGCTTAAGTTTAAGTTCTGCTGGCGCATCTGTAACCACGTCAAGCACGTTTCAGGCATCTAAAAACGGAATTACATTAGTTGGGGCTGTTGCTAGATTAATCAGCGATGGTTTTGGAGATTTGCCAACAGTTAAAGATTTTGGCGCTGTCGGCGATGGTACAACTGACGATACGGCGGCCTTTACTGCGGCTATTGCGGCGACCCCTGCGGGTGTAGCTGTCCCTGCTGGAAGTTATAAAATTACAGGTACAGTTACAGGCGCATTTTATAGTTTTGGTACAGTTACTATCGTTACTGGAACTGTTACATCAATCCAGAATGTAAACATACCTTACGCGGCATCAACAGGGTCGACATTTGTAGGCACAACTACTGGTGGTACAGGAGCAGTCACAAGAACTGTTGCGGCTAAAATAAATGATATAATATCAGTTAAAGATTTTGGCGCAGATTCAACAGGTGCTACAGATAGTTCATCTGCTTTTCAAGCTGCATTAACATCTTTGCAATCAACTGGAGGAAGTTTACATATCCCTTCAGGAAGTTACTTATTAAATTCACAAGTGGTTTATACAGGTAAATCTTTACAGATTATTGGAGATGGGGTTGAAGTAACCAAACTTCTTGTTAGCAACGCAAACGGCGCTTTTAACCTTACTTTTACTACAACTTCCGTAACATTAGATTTTTTAACATTTTCTAATTTAAGTATTATTGCTACTGGGGCTTTAAATAACGGCACAGCTTTGAAAGCTACTTGGCCTAACCCAGGGCTGTTGGCGGCCTCACCGCAAACTATTATTGAAAATGTATACATTAGAAGTAATGTATATACTGTAAATACTGCAAGTACGCCTTATTTTACTAATAGTATTTATTTAGTAAACGTAGCTAATTCACGGATTCAAAACAGTTTTATCAGCCAAATTGGCAATCAAATAAGCAAAGGTATCAATATTGATAACTCTGCGGCTACATCTGCTTTTTTCTTAAAAATTGACGGGGTTACTATCGAGGGCAATCAATACGGTATATATCAACAAGGTTGGATAGAAGCATGTCACCTTGTAAATTGTGAAATTGCCGCCCCTGAGTATGGTATTTATTTTAATAACACTACTGCAACAGCATTGTTACCACAAATTACTATTGAAAAATTGCACGTTAATGCGATTAAAAAATGTATTTATTTCAATAGCTTTCAAGATATTTTAATTGATGGTGTTAACTTATTGATTGCCAATGATGCTAGAAATACTACTGCAACGCAAATTAACGCAGTTGAATTAAATGCTTGTCAATACATTCGTATCTCAAATAGCTTATTTAACGTAACTGCATCCGCTACGCCAGGCGCTGCTACATCAAGCAATGGAATTTTACTTACAAATTGTAATGCTGTTCTTATAACTGCTAATCAATTTCAAGTTGAAATTAGTGGGGCTATTACAAGTGGAAATGCTGTGGGCGTTAATGTCAGCACATCTTCTAGAGTGGCTAAAATCGTAGATAACCAATTTAGAGCGGAATCTGGCCTTTCTGCTAAATACATATATGTCAATCCAGCATTGTATTCTAACGAACGTGTTGAAACATATAACAACCAATTTAACGACGGGTTAATCGGAATTGAATATAAAGATGTTAATAACGGAAGTATTACCAATAATGAATTTTATGCAATAACTACTTCAGTATCAATTACAGGAACTACCGTTCCCAATTCAGCAAATTTGATTATTTTTGACAATACGCCAAGAGCAAATCAAACATTAACTGTAAATAGCGCAACTCCTTCTGTAGGTTCTGCGTTAAATACTTGGTTCGCTGCAACAAATACAACTGCAACAACTATTACTAACTTTTTAAATGGTTATGATGGTCAAGTTATTGAGATTTATTTTTCAAATGGCAATACAACTATTCAACATAACGCTAATATTTTTACAAAAACAGGAAGCAACTTTACTGGAACAGCTGGCGATTTAATGTCATTGACCTACATTTATGGCGCTTGGCGAGTAACTTGGACAAGACCGTAAGAGGATATATTTAATGAGCAGATATTTTACGCTTGATTTAGTTCCCCAATTAGGGGGTCAATTAGGTTTGATCTCCGCTGGAATATTTTACGCAAATACTTCTTCTGCTGTAGCTATATTTCAAGATCAGGCTATGACTACGCCTATCGCTAACCCTATAGTAATTACTAGCGGGTATAATATTTCGTTTTGGGTAGCTGATGGCGTTCAGGATTATGACATTCAGCTGATGGGGGGCAACCTCATATCAACGGTTTTCATTAATGATATTTGGACTCTCCCTGCACCAATCTGGGGGAATTTATCATTATTTTGGAGCAATCAACCTAATGTTTGGGCTTATATAACTCCTTATACTGTTGCCGTTTCAATGGTCAGTAATGTCGGTCAACTTTATACAGCGAATGATTTAGTACGCGCTGCAATGCGATTAATCCAAGTATCTTCCGTAGATACTGATTTAACCGCAAACGAGCTTAAGGATGGCATAGAATCGCTTAATCGCATGTTAGATTCTTGGTCAGCTGATGAATTAATGCTTTATCAGATCACTAGAGAAACATTCCCTTTATCTTCAGGTACTAACCCTTATACTATAGGGCTTGGGGCTATGTGGAATACTATCAGGCCAAGCCGAATTATAGATGCGTATTTTACTATCTATACTGGAAGCATACCTGTTGATTATCCCATGCAAATTATGGAATGGGATGACTATAATTCTGTAAGACTTAAAAGTTTACAAACTAATTTCCCCGGCTATTTATTTTACGATAGAGGCTTTCCTATTGGTAACGTCTACATCTATCCAATATGTTCATCAAGTAATGAAACGATTACTTTGACATCTTGGAAACCTTTTACGGTGGTTAATGATCCTACTGCTTACATTAGCCTTCCACCAGGTTATTGGGAAGCAATAGTATTTAATTTAGCAATCCGTATAGCTGAAGAATACCAATTTGATATTAGACAAACTTCTGTTGCATTAGCTCAAAATGCTATTAAACGCATTAAAAGAATTAATCAACGAACTCCTACCCTTAGTACGGATGTAGCGCTTATGAGTACCAGCCAAATGAGATATAATATTTATAGCGATGGGTATGGACGATAATGCCAGAAGCCATTGTACTACCTATATTAGGGGCTGGCATAGCTGGACGGTCTAAAGCTGTTTCTGCTCAAAAAAGGCAAAATCTTTTTCTTGAAGTCAAACCTGAAAAAGATAAAACAAATTTAGCTGCATACCCAACACCAGGATTAACTTTATTCGCTAATGCGGGTAATAATCCTTCACGCGGTTTATGGTGGCTACAATCTTTAAATTTACTCTACTCGGTAAATGCTAACAAACTATTAGAAATTGATAAAAATGGTGTAGTTACTGAAAGAGGAACACTTTCAACTGCCGAAGGTACGGTTTCTATATCTGATAACGCTCAACAAATCATAATTGTAGATGGCGAAAATGGCTATATTTACGAGCCTAAAACCCTTCAATTAAGTTATACCTATCCCGCTAATTCCGTTTCAAATGCTTATAGCCGTACCGGATTAACTATCACTGTAACAGGCTTTGTTAATGCTGGCATTGCTGGAGATACGGCTACCATTACTACTGATGGTGGGGATGTACTTTCAGGAGCCTATACAATTGCCACAGCTACACAAGGCAGTTGGACGTTTACTGTTGTTTTACCCTCATTGCAAACCCCAATCCTAGCCACTGCATTAGTAGCAGGATCAAAATATGTTGTTTTAACATTGGGTACATCAGATTTTACTATTGCAGGCGCAGCAGCTAACGTATTAGGCGCTGTTTTTACTGCTACTAAAGCCGCAACTGGCACAGGTACAGCAGTTCCAGCAACTATTGATGTTAATGTTCCCGCAACATCTTTAGTAGCGGGGCAAAAATATATAATTTTAATTATTGGCACTACAGACTTTACACTCTATGGAGCTGCGGCCAATACTGTAGGTTTAGAATTTACTGCCTCGTTGCCAGTCGTTAATGCTACAGCTTTAGTAGCCAGCACAAACTATCAAATTTTAACATTAGGCACTACCGACTTTACACTTTACGGCGCTGCGGTTAATGTTGTTGGAACTATATTTACTGCAACAGGTGTAGGTATTGGTACGGGAACAACTTATGAAATGCCTATTGGTACAGGCGTAGTCATCAATAATAGTGCTAGTGGATTGCTTACCTATACGCAAAACGGTATTGTTGCAGTAACTGAAAATGCAACTAATCGACACTCTAATGACATTGTTGATATTTTAAAAACCGCTGGCCCTGTACCTTCAGGTGAATATACAGTAAGTTTCCCTTTGACAGCTGCTACAGCCTTAGTTGTTAGCACTCAATATGTTATCAATAGTGTAGGCACTTCTGATTTTCAATTAGTCGGCGCTATAAATAATGAAGTAGGCACATCGTTTGCAGCTACTGGAACTACGCTAGGTACTGGCACATGTACATTAGCTAATGAATGGACATTTACCGTACCTAATACTACTCCTGCTGGCGCAGGGGGGTTAGAGGTAATAAATAATTTTAGGGCCATTACAGCGGCTGGCTTCCCTGGCGGCAATACTGTAACTTTCTTAGATGGGTATTTTATCGTTAATGCGCCTAATACACGTCAATTTTATTTATCGCAGTTATATGATGGCTTCACTTGGAACGCGTTATCATTCGCCAGTAAAGAAGCCTATACCGATACTTTAGAAGCTGTTGCGGTTGATAATAGTTGTTTAGTTTTATTAGGATTTATTTCGCAAGAATACTGGCAAGATATAGGCGCATTTCCATTTCCATTATTAAGGATACCTGGATCACCTACCGATATGGGTGTAGCTGCACGATGGAGTGTTGCACGATGTAATGGTGAATTAATCTATTTAGGCCGAGCAAGACGTGGGGGGTTATCAGTTGTAACGATCCGAAATTATCGACCTGTTACAGTGTCAACGCCCGACTTAGATTTTCTATTCAATGAATATGTAAACCCAGGTGATGCTATTGCTTTCAGCTATCGTCAGAACGGGCATGAATTTTATCAGATAAGCTTTCAACAACAAGGCGTTACTTGGCTTTATGATGCAACTTCAGAAGTTTGGAGTACATTATTATCAGGGGCTACTACTAGGCATTACGCAAATTTTGGCTGTCAGTTTGATTTTCATGTAATAACTTCTGATTATCGTAATGGTAATTTGTATATTCTTGATCCTGCGTCATATACCGATAATGGTGATTTAATTGCAAGAGAATTAATCACACCCCATTTCTTTGTAAACACGTCATTTAATAAGCTTCATATTTATCGGCTTCGATTAGATATGGAACAAGGCGGCGGGCTTAATGATGGTCAGGGTCAAAATCCTCAAGTCATGTTACAAGTAAGCCGAGATGGGGGATACACTTGGGGCGATGAAATGTGGGCGACTTGTGGAGCGCAAGGCAATTTCTTAAGTCGGGCTGAATGGCGTAGATTAGGCGTATCCCGTAATTATGTCTTTAAATTTAGAATAACTGATCCAATTAAGACAGTTTTAATTGGCGCTGCGGCTTATGCTACACAGGCATCTAAATAATGGCTATTTCCCAACCTCCATTCCAGTCTACTTTAGTTGATGCTGATGATCGAGTGCAAACACCTTGGGCGCAATGGTTTAGCCAATTACAACCTATCCTACAATCGGTTGTAGCAAGCGGCCCTACAGCGGGTAGACCCACCCAAAATCTTTTTATAGGGTATCCTTATTTCGATACAACATTAGACCAAATGGTTTACTGGAACGGTGTTATTTGGGTAACTTATGCGCCCTCTACTACCGGAACAAGTATTCTGAAAGGAAACGGTACAGGAGGGTTTAATAACGCCATAGCAGGCATTGATTTTGCCCCTGCAACTTCTGGTACAGCCATTCTTTATGGTAATGGTGCTGGCGGTTTTAGTTCAGTCGCTATTGGATCAGGTGTTACTTTTGCAGGGGGTGTTTTATCAGCTTTAGGTTCCGGCGGTACAGTAACTTCTGTTAGTGGAACAGGCTCAGTTAATGGCATCACTTTAACAGGAACCGTTACTTCAGCGGGGAGCTTGACCTTAGGAGGAACGCTAGGCGGTATTGGTAATAGCCAATTAACTAATTCTTCAATTACTATTAATGGGTCTACAGTTAGTCTTGGTGGGTCAACTACTGTAACAGCTACAGCGACAAATGCACTAACCATTGGTACAGGTTTAAGCGGTACGTCTTATGATGGATCGACTGCCGTTACGATTGCTAATACTGGCGTGTTATCAATTACAGGCACAGCGCTACAAATTACGGCTTCAGCTTCTACAGGTGCAGTTACTTTAAGTTTACCCAGTTCAGTTAACGTAAATACAACAGGGTATGCAGCTGGACTAGCTGGCGGTGGGGCTAATTATGTACCTTATCAGACTGCGGTTAATACTACAGGTTTTGTATCTCCTGGTGTAGTAGGTCAAGTATTTACTTCAACAGGATCAGGAAGCGCTCCTAATTGGCAGAACGCTACTAGTCCTCCAGGTTCACCAGGCTATTATGGCGCATGGCATGATACGTCTACCGTTACTGCTACCAGTACGACTACTGCTTATGTAATGAATATCGGGTCTATTGACTTGGAAAACGGCACAAGCATTGTTGGAGGAACTAAACTAACGGTAGCTAATACTGGGGTGTACAATCTACAATTTAGCGCACAATTATCTAACCCTAATTCACAAATTGCAGATGTATCTATATGGATACGCCTTAACGGTGTTAATGTAACTGATGGTGCTGGTACAAACGGTGTTCCTGCTAAACATGGATCAAATAATGGACTGCAAATCATTAGTTGGAACTATGTACTTAATTTAACTGCTGGCGATTATATAGAATTAGTGTGGCACTCTGATACGACAGGTGTTCAGCTTATTACATTTCCTGCTACAACAAGCCCTGCTGTTCCTGAATCACCATCACTTATTGTTACTATTCAAACAGTAACTCAGATAGGCATTGGGTATCAGGGATTAACGTCAGCGACATCGGTGCTTATTGCAACAGGCTCTAAAGTCTTTACGACTAACTTTACTAATTCACAAACAGCTTTTGCTATCGGTACTAGAGTTCGAGTAGCGTATTCATCTACTCCAGCAGATTTTATGGAAGGTGTAGTTACTGCTTTTAGTGGAACTACTTTCACGGTATTAGTTGATTCTATCGGTGGATCAGGCACGTTTGCATCTTGGACAATTTCCGTTGCAGGGATACAAGGTTCTAATGGCGTTACATCATTTTCAGGTAACTCCACTGGATTAACTCCAGCTACAGCTACTACAGGCGCAATTTCATTAGCAGGAATATTAGTTGGTGCTAATGGAGGAACAGGCGTAGCTAACACTGGTAAGACATTCACGATAGGTGGAAATTTTACTACTTCAGGCGCGTTTACTACGTCATTAACTGTCACAGCTAATACAGCATTAACTTTACCTATTAGTGGAACAGTTATCAGTTCTGTTACTGCGCCAGCAGCTAATCCTATTACAGGTACACCTTCAGCCTCAAACTATTTACGAGGTGATGGAACTTGGGCTACTTTTACAACTGGTACAGTCACTTCAGTAGGCTTTACTGGGGGCTTAATAACAGTTGCAACCCCTACTACTACTCCAGCATTTACTGTTGCGGGAACTTCAGGTGGTATTCCATATTTCAGTTCAACATCTACTTGGGCTTCCTCCGCAGCGTTAGCATTAAACTCTTTAGTTATCGGTGGAGGAGCAGGGTTAGCCCCTGCCACAACTACAACTGGAACAGGCGTATTAACTGCACTTGGAACTAATGTAGGCTCTGCTGGCGCATTTGTAACATTTAACGGTGCTTTAGGAACGCCATCAAGTGGTACAGTTACTAATTTAACGGGTACCGCATCAATCAATATTAATGGATCAGTTGGCGCTACAACCGCAAATACAGGCAAATTTACTACTTTAGAATACTCAAGTACATTAACAGGTGGCACAGGCATACTTAATATCGGCTCAGGTCAAGTCTATAAAGATGCTTCCGGCAACGTGGGGATTGGGACTAGTTCGCCGAGTGCAAAACTTCATGTTGGTAGCTCGAGTTCGTTGAGTATTCTTGCCCAACACCCCGGCAACAATTCGTTTGGTACAGTCATTCAAGCCACCACCACTGGCGGCACAGATGACCCCATGATTTCCCTTGAAAACTACAATGCTGGGTCTCCAGTACGTTATGGTATTTCTTGCGCGGACAACGGTTCACTGACGTTTAAGTCTGGAGGGTATGCAGGCGCTTTTGGAGACGAACGTATGCGCATCAGCTCTACCGGCATCGTTACTATGAGCGCGTATGGCGCAGGCGCAGCAACATTTTCAGCAGCGGGGGTTATTAGTTCTGTTTCCGATGAAACTTGGAAAATAAAAGACGGTGTTCCCGTTGATGCTGATTCCATGCTCAAAAATCTTGAACCGGGATATTGGTTTTACAATGAAGAAAAAGCACCTATTTTTGGTACTGATAGGCAACTAGGTTTTTATGCTCAAAATGTAAACGCTGCCATTGGCCCAGAAGCAGCGCCTACCCCCGAAGA